ACTCCCGGCTGGCGTCCTTACACGGCCACCGCCTCCGGCAGCTCCACCGCCTCCGCCTCCGTCGATTTGAACAGGCCCGCCAACAACGCCGCCTTGACCGCCGCCGCCTATTGGAGCGCCACCGCCACCAGCCGCAGCCCTGTTTAGGTTGTCGCGGTTCTTGCCGCCTGCTGGGCCGCCAGCAGTGCCACCGCCTAGCTTGTCGCGGTCGCCTGTTGTGGCTGCTGGGTTATTCTTGCCACCAGCGCTGCCGATGTTGGTGCCTGCGCCTGACGCGATAGCTGCACCGCCTGAGCCTTGCGTGGTCGTGGTTAAAAACCAGCGCGTTGACGCTTGATTGTTCTCGTCAACTATGTCAAGTTGCTCGTTGGTTGATGCGCCACCGCCTGGCGGTATGACGATCTGAACGGCTCCGCTGCTGTATTGTATTTGTGGCTGCGCAACATTACCAACGATGATGTCCATGTTTAGGAGCGGATTGAGCGCGTCAATCACCTCGTTGACTTTGTGGCCATTGACCACGCACTTTGCATCTGGCTGGATCATCTTGCTTTGCAGGTTTTTGTTTTCAATACAAGGATGTTGCCCGCCCACTCGGACAGGGATGATTCAATCACGATATTGGCTCCATTGCTGACCATTCGCGTGTATTGTGTGGCTGTCGGGATTGTCTTGAATTGGATGAGGATTAAATTTGGGAACTCTGTGACTGAATTGTCTGCACATGTGTCTGTGATCTCCCCGCCGGAGTTCTTATAAACATTAAAAGATTGCGGGATGTTTACATCTGATGCTGTCGCGTATCCTTGAGTCACACCTGGCAAGATGTAATCGTAAGATGTATCCGTGTTGACGTTGAATGACACGGATGATCGAGACTTGCCGACGTAATCAAAGGTCGCCCCGGTTTGTAGTGTTATTATCTGGCCGGCGGTGAATGTCTTGCCCACGTCAATAGTAAATGTGGTAGAGCTTGGCACAGATACAAGCTCATAAAAACCATTGACTGAATATGTTTCGTCACTGGTGCCTAGTTTGTATTGTAGGTTTATTGCTAGTTGCTCACCCTGTCCAGCCAAGTGTGGGGTGTCTGTGGTTAGCATCAAGCCGGCTCCTAAGGGGTTCGCCGTGATGGATATAATGTTGCCGTTAACTGATGATTTTTGAAAATCCCCAGACACAATCGTTAAGTCTGCTCCTGGTGTTGGCGCATTATAACCAGTATCTTGTGGGTCAATGCGAAATGTTGTAGTGTCAACAACTTCCAGCACAGCATAAGGATAAAAATCTTCGTTTTCGTAGTCACTAATTGGTGGAAAAGCAAATTTTTCACTTATGCCTGTCCCCGTAAACTGCACCCTTCTCAAATATGCGGGTTCCTCCACTGATAAGCCGTGCGCCGAGCTTGTTGTGATAAATATGCCTGTCACGCCGACCTCAGTATAAACATCGTCAATTGTGATGCCCGACTCCGTGTAACCCGGAAACGTCACGAACTGCGAACCACTCGGCACCGTTATTGGTTGCGGAATGTTGGCGAAGGTGCGGGTGAAGCTTATCATGCCCCCGCCTGCTGGCGTGTGGCCTGTGTCGCCGACAAAGTATGCAGTAGAGTCAGCCGGGAATGGCAATGCAATCACGCCAGCCGCTGCCGCGCTGCTCATCGGTGTATCTAGCGCAACCTGGGCGGCGTTGTAATCCGTGGCAAGCTGCGTGCATACCATGTTGTAAACCTTTGTTTGCGTGTCGCCGTCATCTAGGAACGGATAGCTGATATACGTGCCGTCCACAGCGCGCACTTGCGCCATGGTTGCGTCTTGGTAGATTGGATCACTCATGATTTTAGCAGTCTAGTTTTTTGCTCATTGTGTTGATGCTTGTGTCAATAGCTTTAAGCAGTGGGCTTAATCCTGCGACGACTGGATTCTGTGGCGGCTGCGGTGGCTCCTTTGGTTGGCCGCCTCCAGGGTCAAGCCCGCGCCCTTGTCTGCGCTTGTTGATGTCGTCCATGATGTCGCCCATGTCCTCCCCCCTGCGCAATCTGCGATCAATTTCCCTCTGTTCTCTTTCTAACTCTCTCTCGGCGGCTCGTCTTTCACCCTTGTCTTTGATATCCTCAACTTGCCTCTGGACTGCTTGATCTTGGTCGAATGCTTGTCTGCGCTCCGCTCTCCTTTGTGCTATTTCTGCGAGCGCCTCTTGAGGGGTTATGTCTCCGCGATTCATGCGCCGCTGGAGTTCTCCCACGTCGCGCTGGAATGCTTTTTCCTCTGCCGCTTGGCGTGTTCTTTCTGCCCTGCCGATATCTGGCGGTATTATCTTGGGCAGTAATCCTCCACCCAGAGCCCGCTCGTCTCTCAATTCTTGAGCCCTGCGGGCCTCGTTGGCGCGTTCTCTCTGCTCTTGTATGATATCAAACTCACGCTGCTCGCGTGGTGTGATGAAGCCGCTCTGATTGACGTCTGGGCCAAATTTGATTGCAGCAAGTTGCTTGGCCGCCACAAGTGCATCATCGTAGCTCTTGCCGGTTGATTTCATGATGTCATCAATCGACTTGAGCAGGTCGAGCCGCTTTTGCTCCTCGTGAATCAACGCATCATTGCCCTCAAGCTGGGCGTCAAGCAAAGCCTCCTCTGCGCGCTGCATTTCTTTTTGGTTGAAAAGTATTTTTTCAGCTATTGCGAGCGCCTCCTCCCTTGTGGTAACACCTTGCTTTCTTAATTGACCAACAAGCGTTTCAAGTTCTATCTGGTCGCGTATTGCGCCCTCCTCCATTCTGTCGCCGTCAGCAATGGCTTTCTGGAGGTCAAGCTCTAACTCTTTGATTGATTTATATGTGTCTTTGGTTTTTTCGACATTGCCAGCAGTTTCTTTCGTTGCTTTTGCTGTTCCTTGAGCCCCCTTTAGTATCTCGCCTTGCTCATTCGCTAGGTTTTCCCAGTATTGCACAGCGTCAGACGCCTCAAACTTAACGTCAGCCATACCGGCTGCTGCCTCATTGAAAGAATCAACAAACCCCTTTTGGGGGACGTTGCTGAGTTCTGTCAACTGTGACTCAACATCAGATACATCCATTTTAGGGAGTTTTATGCCTGGGATATTGTTGAGCATGTCAACCACCTCGTTGACCACCGGAGCAATTGCTTGTTTGAATATCAAGCCAAGCATCTTAAAGCCGGTTTTCATTTGTGGCCACAACGACTCTGCTGCCGCTGTAAATGCCGCCTTCAATGTTATCCCGGCACGAATAAACATGTTCGCCACAAAGCCGCCAACTTCGGCCATCTTAGCCATGAACTGTGCTCCTAATTGCTTTATGGCTGCATGGTTTGCCTCACCGCTGATAATAGATCCCACTTTGACGATGGCTTTCTTTTTGAACCTATCAAGCGCAAGGCTCATCTTGTTGAGCGCCTCGGATGTTGCGTCGCTCATTATTAGACCATTGTCCTCAGCTTCTCGCCCAAGCCTTTTCAGTTCGGCGCTTCCATTGGCAAGCAACGGTGCCAAAACTTTTGCATCTGAAGCAGTTCTCTCCAGCATCTCGTCAAACTGTTTGCCTTGTATGCCTGCTTCCTCTAATGACTTTGCATAGAGCTGCAATGCCTCTGGCCCGGATAATCTTGCAAACTCGTCAGCGGTGACTCCAACTTGGGGTGCTATTTCCTCGAAAAACTGCTGCAACTCACCAGAGCCCTCATTGAGATATTGCCCCACTCTTTCATCAAAATCCTTGAATTGGTCGGCAAGCTTTTCCTGAGATATTCCCACTGTCTCCGCAGCGTGTGCCATTTTCTGAAACTCGGCTGGGGTGCTGTTTGCCACCCTTGAAAGGTTTTCTATCTCTCTGCCGAGTCTTAATGCTTCCCTTGCTGATGCAGTGAAGCCAGCACCTAATGCCACAAGGCTTACCTTCGCAACTCTGTTTAGTGCATCGTGCCCCTTTTGTGCAAAGTCTTTAATGCGTTGACCTGTTGATGTCAATGCCGCTTTAACTCCCGAAGAGTCAAGCGACATTTTCATTTTAATCTCACTACCTGCCATTGTTCAGTTCTGTTAAAAATTCGCGTTTGATTTTCTTGAGTGACTCCGGCTCGGTCAGCTGGTAGTCGGGAATAGTTGTTGTCCTGATGACGCGCTGCAAGGCGAATGCCTGGCGCAATGGCATTGACAGCACCTCTCGCGGGTGCAGGCTGTAACGGCTTGCGATCTCGTCCACCATGGAGGCAGGGCCACTGATGCCGGGCATGGTGTTGCTCTTGCGCTGGCTGGGCTCCTGGTTGTCGCTGGGGTATTCCTCCAGCGCCGTGTCGGCGTGGTTGACGAGCACGCGCATCATGTCCAGGTCAAGCCGCTTGTAAGCTCTGGCCACCTTGATCTCAATCCAGAGCAAACGAAAAAAGCGCAGCAGCTTGTTATTTGTGCGCCGCTTGCTGTGCCTCCAGATATAGTCCACCACGCTTGCCTGTGTCGGGGTGCCGTTGTAGAGCACTGGCGACTTGACTGCCAGCAGGTCGAACCATGTTTGCACGGTCATTTGCTCAAGCTTCTCACCAAGCACCTTGTGCTCTGTTCCCATGGTTGACCAGTCGAGAACTCGGTTTGTCTCGATCCGGTCGCGCTCGGCTTGGTATTTCTCGGCAATCGTCATTTTTATAAAAGAATGCCCCGCCCGCTATAACAGGCGAGCGAGGCATTGCACCTTAATTTTTTTGCAAGGTTGGATTAGTTGCTAGCCTTTTTCTTGGCTGGCTTCTTGTCCACCTCTTCTGCAATCCCACGGTCAATCAAATCCTGAGCCACGCCATCATGGAGGACCACAACGGACTCGGCTGGAGCGATTGCCCCAAGGACGGGGTGATCTTTTAAAAGCTTAATTTTCATGGGTTAATTAGCCCTGGTAAGTCTTGAGGATGCACTGAACGTCAAATGTGTCGAAGGCGTCCTTTGAGCGGTTCACCTTGATGCTGTGAACGATAAGCGTGGAAGCGGTGCCGCTGCGGTCAAAGTCGTAAGTAAACTCGGTGCCTGCTGATGGGAGTGCGGTTGTGTCGGTTGCACGCTGGAGTGTCATGCTGCCAGTGATCTGGCCAGAGCCTTCACGAACCATGAAGTCAGCGCGGTCGCCGTTCTCATCGGTGCGGCTGATGATGCGGTGGTCGGTTGCTGATAAGTCAACTGAGTCAACGATATAGCTGATCAGGTTGATGGTGACGGATTCTAAACCTTGTGGAAGGTTTACTGCTGATGAGTATGGAATTGCCATGAATTAATTGGTGTTAAGGTTAAAAAAAGCTTGCTCGATTATTTGCCGGGCTCGCGTGTTTGTCAAGTTTGAATGTTTACACCGGCCATGCCTCTGGGCGGATGCTGAAGTCACCCTCGAAGTTGAGCACGGTTTCATCATAACTATTGTCATATGCCGTGTAATCTGTGCCACTTGGAATGAGCCGGTTTATCCAGTAATAATCAAGCTGATCGTTCAAGCTTGCTACCTGGGCGGCGCGAGAGATGCTGAGAAGGTTGCGCACTTTCGCCACAAGCTCGCGATGGTAGCGGCTGAATGCTGCTCCTGGTAGCGCGTTCTCTTGCCTGTCAGTGTGAATGGTAATCGTGACAGCATAGAGATAATGGTCGTATTCAAGGTCGCCGCTTGGCTTCTCGCTCATGTGCTCGTCCTCATGCAGCCCATTGATGGAAACTTGCACCCCCATAAAGTCATCTCCTAGGCGCTGCGGATCGTTAGCTGTGGCAAGCTCTAAGCCATTTGCCAGCAGGAAGTCATAAAAGGAATGCTCAAGGTTCCCCTCGAAGTTGAAAACTTCATCATCTGATGTCGCTGGCATGGTGTATCAGTCTAGTGGTGAGTGGCTCGTTGTCAAGTCGTTTTAAATCCGGCGTTTTTGGCTGATTGCCTGCCGATGTATTGAAGCCGCTTGACCGCTTTCTTGAGCCGGTTTGTCATGAGTTCAGGGAGGAATCTTTTTGTATGAAATAATCCATCAGCCCTGCCAGATATTAACCCCTGTGGGCCTTTGGATGTCTTGCCTACTTTGCCGGAGCCGCTGGGTTTGTTTAGGTTGGCCATCACCGCCTTGGGGATCGTGCCTTTCGCCCCGAGCTGGAGCGACGCTTTAACAAATGCAGCTTTTGCAATGCCTACCTTTGCTTGTTCTTTTTTAACGTGTTTATTGAATAGCGGTTGAGAAACCCACGGGAGCTGGTCTTTTGCCAGTTTCGTCGTCCTCCCATTAGATTTCTGCCATCGTGCGTGCCAAGCTTCAAGCTCGCCCGCGTCATCTATTGCAAACGGGGCAACCACCTTTCCATTGATGTATATCGGTCTATTTTGGAATGTTTTCTTTGCCCACGTGACGGTGCCTTTTTTGCGAGGAGAAAGTATTTTGTATAGATCATAAAGTATGGCCATCTTGCCCGCTTTGATATCTTTTGCGGTGCCCACCCCTGTTCCTGTGTGCTTGGGTTTCCCGCTTGCCCACGGGAGGGTGAATTTCGCCACTTCTCTCGCCAATAGGCCGGTCTGTTCTTTGATAAACTTGCGCTCATCTACACCATACTCCCTTGCAAGCTTCTTTGCCTTGCGCTGAAACTCACTGTCGTCAATAACGACATCTTTGCCGCCATATCTAGCCATTTTTCTCTCTGAGCGCGATCCTGTAGGTGTTCACGTCGCTCATGACGCTGGTGACAACGTAGCTCTTGCGCTGGTTGATGCGCTTCAACACCTCGCCGACTCTCGGCTCGTTGCCAAGCTCGGACTTGAGACAAGTGGCCATGGTGGTGACCTCATCCTCTTCGCCG